AGCTGCGATATACAAAAATGTTCGGGGGGACATCCCGAGTGGCATATTAACTATTCCTGTTCGCAGATCATGTGGGGCGATTGTGAATTTATCACGCAGGATGGCAAGCATCATGAGATAGAGGGAGCGTGGGATCTGATTATCGCGCATCCACCCTGCACATATCTAACTGTAACAGGAAATGCTTGGTTTAACACAGACAAATATTGTACTAGAGCAAGCGCGAGATATATGGACAGGGTTGAAGCAATCAAGTTCTTCATGGAGTTTGTTGTTTGCAACGCGAAACGGATAGCAATAGAAAATCCCGTAGGAATCATGAGCAATGTTTACAAGAAGCCAGATCAGATTATTCAGCCGTATATGTTTGGCGATTCAGCAGAGAAGAAAACGTGCTTATGGTTAAAAAACCTTCCGCTCTTGACAGAGACGAATCCTGTCAAGCCTCCAGAGCGAGTTAAGTTCGACAGCGGAAAGACAATGCCTGCGTGGTATGCGGAAGCATGGCACTTACCCAAAGAAGAGCGCAGCAAGTTCAGAAGCAAAACATTTCTAGGTATAGCAAAGGCTATGGCAGAGCAATGGGGATAGGAAGTGATAAGGCCGCTCAGTAACTATTAACAGATTATATAGATTACGAATCAACTACATTGGCATGTATCAGCAAAGGGCGGCCTTTCACATATAAGGAGTAGAGATGATAGTACAAGGAAAAAAGAAGCCGGTAGAAAAGACAGAGGACGAAAAAAAGGAAGATTTACTGAACGAGCTGCGGAAGGAATCGTTAGGAACAATAAGCCTGGCCTGTGTTTACGCAAAGAAGTTTGAAGAGACAGGTATGGATATCACAGAGAAATGGGCAACAGCAGAGCAGCAATCAGATATAATTCAGCGTTTCTTCTATGAAGGCTATAGAAAAGGATTGATGGAAGGAGTTGAAAAAGGCAGGCAGCTTGAGCGAGAGGAAGGGAAGCAGGAGCAGCAGATCAATCTGAATTTTCCGAAGAGGCACAGGAGTCCAACAAAGAAGAAGAGAAGGTATTAAAGGGGGAACGGGAATGAGGTTAATAATTGATATACCCGAAGAAGATTATAAACGAGGAACATTAGGTTTGTATTTTAATTGTTATAGTGCGAAATTACATGACATAGTTCTAAACGGCACACCTATACCCGACAATGCGACAAACGGAGATGTGATAAAGGCGATGTTCCCTGAAGGTGAGTATAGAGCAAACCAACCGATAGCGAAATTTGCGATAGATGGATGGTGTTATGAATTTGTATACGATTGGTGGAACGCACCATATCAGAAAGGCGGTACAGATGAAACCTTGTAATGAAAGTGAAATAGTTGGATTAACAACATTTAAGCCAAGCGAAGAATACCTAAAAGGTTATGAAGCGGCTGAAAAGAATAATCTTGCTGTTTTAAAAAAGATACGGAGAGAAATCGAAAAACAGAGTATAGCGGATTTTATAGCGGTATCAACTGTTGCTGATATTATTGATTGTTATATTCAGAAAGGTGGTAAGGAATGAGGTTAATTGACGGAGATTATTTATATAACAAATTAGTCGCTAACAAATGCCCTTATGATTTAGTTTTACAGATGGTTAAGGACGAGCCGACAGTATGCGACATAGAGCAGATAAAAGCAAATAGTTTCTGTGAGGGGTATAAAAAAGCAACCGAACAAGCAAATAGTTGTATTGAGCAGATAAGGACAGAGATAGAAAAAAAGCAAAAGAGATTTGATGATATGTTATGTCATGAACACGCAGATATATGTCGGGAGATTTTGCAGATTATCGATGAATACACAAAGGGGGAACGGGAGTATGAAGCCAAAAGAACTATCGAATGAAACACTGGCGGCTATATTACGGGCGATGTGTTCAACGGGAATTTGTCCGACAGAAGATGAAAAAGCGTACTTAATAGAGGCGGCAGAGAGGTTAGAAGATGGCGGAGTTAATGAGGAAGTTCTTTGAAATGAATGATACAGACGTTTTAATAGTGGCTGTTCTGTATTTCACAAGTGTAATAGTTGGATGGATTTATTGTTGTAAGAAATGGAGAAAAGAGGATGAGGAAAACAAGGGACAAGGACGGAACAAGATGGACGTGCGCAGAGGTAAACTTTTTGGCAAAAAACATGGATGCAGACGAAGAGGTCGTAGCAAAACGTCTAGGTAGATCGATGTATGCTGTGATGAGCATGAAGTACAAGATCAAGAGTGGGTACGAGGTGCCGGATGATGACTATATCCCTTTAGGGAAGTTATTAACGCCGGATGAGAAGGTATCACGCATTTACAAGATGGCAGCAGAGATGCGAGTGAGGTTAGCAAGATAAGGAGAGAGGCTATGAATAGGACAATATCTAAAGGCAGACTTACAGCAGATCCGAAGATCACATGCACACAGAGCGGTAAATCAAAGGCTGAGTTTACCCTGGCTCTTGACAGAATAGGGGAAGGGGCAGACTTTCCGAGGTTTATTGCCTGGGAGAAGAGAGCTGAGTTCGTAGAGAAGTATTGCCGCAAGGGACAGGAGTTCCTGGTAGAAGGACACATACAGACCGGCTCTTATGAAGGTAAGAATGGAAAGGTGTATACGACAGATATCATAGTGGATCACATAGAGTTTTGCGGAAGCAAGTCGGACGCTCCGGCAGAGGGAGTGGGAGTAAACCAGGATAATGGGGAATTCATGAAGATACCCGAAGGGATACAGGAAGAATTGCCGTTTGCATAATGAGGGGGCGAGGGGATGCCAAATGTAAACACTTATAACAAGGACAGATATGTTCCCTGCAAGTATTACCGCAAGGAATCGTCCACGGAGATTAAGTGCTTGGGGTTATGCGGCTCACATACCTGCAATATCTTTCAGACAAAAGCAGAGAAGGTGGCATTTAAGACAGACTTTTGCAAAGGATATTATTGGAATTGTCCGCTATACATTGCGCTTGATATCGATTATGGGGAGACAGAATGATGTCTCCCTATAGGTGTGTAAAGGGGTGTGCTATTAAATGAGCGAGAGAGAACGTAAGATTAAGAGTGGGCATAGCAAAGGGAGAATGCTTACAACAAAACAAGAGAGATTCGTACAGGAGCTGATCAAGGGCAAGAGCCAAAGGGAAGCGTACAGGATAGCTTATCCAGGCGCGGAGAAGTGGAAAGATAACTCTGTAGATAGAGAAGCCTCTGTAATGTTTAAGAATCCAAAGATATCCCAAAGATACGAGGAGCTCAAGAAGAAAACTGAAGAGAAGATCACTTACGATGCAGCTGAAGTCAAGAATATTATCATCGAGACGATGCTTTCTATCGTCAAGGCAGATGTAATGAATGACAACGTAGACGGCAAGGCGGTCAAGAACAAGCATTGGGATCGCAACGGCAAGGTTGTCTATGATCATTACGACAAGGTAGAGGCTTCTAAGATGCTGATAGGACTTTTGGGTATTGAGAGCTTGCAAGAGGACAGCGGAGTACATATACACTTGCATTCATCCGAGGAGTATGACGGATGATCGATCTGTACCTGGGAGATCCGAATGAAAAACAGAAGCTATTTCTGAGAGACCGGCACAGGCATGTAGGTTATGGTGGCGCGAGAGGCGGCGGTAAGTCGTGGGCAATAAGGACAAAGGCAATACTTTTATGCTCTAAGTTCCCAAAGATCAAGATATTGATTGTAAGAAAGTCTTACCCCGAATTGGAAGGAAACCATATACAGCCGTTAAAGACAATGCTGTATGGGATAGCAAAGTATAACACACAGCACAAGCTCTTGACCTTCATGAATGGATCTACGATCAAGTTCCTGTATTGCAGGAATGATGCAGACCTTGAGATGTATCAAGGCCAGGAGTTTGACATTATCTTTGTAGATGAGGCTACACAGTTTTCAGAGTATCAGTTAAAAGCTATTGCTGCATGTAACCGAGGTGTCAATTCCTTCCCGAAGAGGATGTATTACACATGTAACCCTGGTGGGCAGGGGCATGGATACATAAAGAGGCTATTCATTGACAAGCACTATGAGGCCGGAGAGAATCCCGAGGACTATTCCTTTACACAGGCACTTGTGCAGGACAATACGGCACTCATGGAAGCAGATCCCGAGTACATTAAAAACTTAGAGGCATTGCCGCCTAAACTGAGGGAAGCATGGCTCAATGGCTCGTGGGATATATTCGAGGGACAGTTCTTTGAAGAGTTCAGAGATGATCCCGAACATTACATTGATAGGAAGTGGACTCATGTTATTGAGCCGTTCGATATACCGCCAGGATGGAATATCTACAGATCATACGACTTTGGATATGCAAAACCCTTCTCATGTGCCTGGTGGGCAATTGACTATGAGGG